TTTCATCCATTGCCAATGCCAAACCGATTTCAGGACTTACGCAAGACCTGACAAGAAGAAAGTGCGGAATCCTTGCTGAAAATCGTGGAACAGGTTGGTCACATCAGTATGCTGCAACAGCAGCTTTCACACAGCTTCTTTTCATTGTTGAGTATGCAAGCATGAACATTCAGACTGCTATTGGAAAGGGTGTTGTTGATAAACCATCAGGTGGAGGAAACGAATCTGTAATCACAGGTGCAACAACATTACTTGGAAATGCATCAGGTATGGCAGCAGGAACGAATGGTCTTGTATCTGTCACATATCGTGGTGAAGAAAACTTTTGGGGCAACATTTGGAAGTTTACTGATGGAATGAATATCTATTGTGATATTGCAAACGGTGTCCATGACCTGTATGTTGCAGACAACACATTTGCTGAAAACACACAGGCAAGTCCATATGCTAATGCAGGAATAACCCTGGCAACCAAAGAAGGCTATGTTTCAGCTATGGCTTACAATGAAACTTATGACTGGTTGTTCGTACCTGCTGAAACACTTGGTGACAGTGCTTTGCCTGTTGGTGATTACTTCTATCAGGATGTTTCATCATCCACTGGGTACAGGATTGCTCGCTTAAGCGGTAGTTGGGCTCGTGGCTTGGATAGTGGGGCTTTCTGTTGGAATATGACTGATGTCCCTTCTTCTCGTGGTCGGTTTATCGGCGGTCGCTTGGTGTATGTACCTGCTGCGTAACTTGAAAATTTAATATAAATTGGGCAAGCAGTCCTGAACACCATTACAGGGTAGTCACAAAACAAAGAAAGCTTAATTGCTCAATTAGGCAGTAATTGGAATAATGGCTTGAATAATGGAGCTTTCTATTGGAATGTGAATAATACCCCTTCTAATCATAATCGGAATATCAGCAGTCACTTAGTAAATGCACAAAACAGCACCCTTGAAATACAGGGTGCTGTTCTATTATGAACTTCCTTTGTATGCACAATCAGACCAAATCTTCAATTTGAAAAGCTAATTTCAAATTTACCAATACAGTTCAATCATTCTTTTTATGTTTTGGCAAGAGCCAGGGCAAGCAGTTTCACATGGTTTTAACATATATGAAACGACATATTCACCCACTTAATAACCCAAATTGCACCTTGTGGGAAGCAATATGTGATATGGAAAACCTTAAACTTGCACATCAAAATGCAAAGAAAGGTAAAGGGTGGTATGCAGAAGTAAAACATTAAAAGAAAGGTAGCGTGAACAATATGGTGGACTATGGAAAACAAAGAAGCACTGTGAAGCCTGAACCAATGGTACTTGATGAAAACAGCGTTTGGGTCTATTCCAACATCACACCTGTGGAAGAAACTATTGGCGAAGAAACATTCAGCGGTTGGGAATTCAACATGGTGCAGTACACCAAGGATGAATATATCAGTCTGTTGAATAACCAGTTGACAGACACACAGCTTGCACTGATTGAAGTTTATGAAATGATTATGTCTTAATGACAGAAAGGAACGGTGAATCAAGATGGCAAAAGTTTATGCAGACCTTATCAGGAAGGGTCTTAAAACAATTGATGATGTTCCTGAAAAATTAAGGGCAGAGGTTCAAGCAATCTTGTATGCTGAAGTACCTGCTTTGATTACAAAGGAAGTTCAACATATATGAAACGACATATTCACCCACTTAATAACCCAAATTGCACCTTGTGGGAAGCAATATGTGATATGGAAAACCTTAAACTTGCACATTTCTCGACAAGAGACTATCTTTTTTAGATAGCCTTTTTATTTTGCTCGAAAGTAGGTGATGATTATGGGCTTAAAATTAATTAACCCAATAGCAACCGAACCTATAACATTAGCAGAGGTCAAGCAACATTTAAGACTTGATCCAAAAGACACCAGTGAGGACACCCAACTTAATAGCTGGATAACGTCAGCAAGGGAACATGGAGAGAGCTACACACGAAGGGCTTTTGGTACTCAAACATGGGAATTGACCTTAGATAATTTTCCGTGTAAGGATTATATAGAGATACCAAAACCGCCGTTACAGTCAATAACCTCCATAACCTACAAAGATTCAGCAGGAACAGAACACACATTTACTGATTACATAGTTGACATTGACAATGAGCCAGGGAAAGTAGTGTTAGCCTATGGAAAGCATTGGTCTATATTCACACCTTACCCAATTAATGCGGTCCGTATTCGCTTTGTATGTGGATATAACGGGAGTGTCGTTATTCCTACATGCTTTAAAAACGCGATGCTGTTCCATGTAGGGCTTTTTTACAAGTATAGAGACGAGGCAATCCCGAAAGACCATATTGACACAGTAAACCGGATTTATTATCCGAATAGGGTATTTACCTTTTAGGAGGTATCAAAATGCAATATATCATGTTAGAAGAGATTCTAACCCCAACTAGGACTTATATGATAAATGAAATCGTTAGTCCTGGTATTTTTATAACTGCTGCAACTCTTAAGGAATGGGAGCGACAGGGTAAATGTAAAGAGGTGTTGGAAGATGCCAATATCAGCAGGGAAACTGAACAAGCAAATAACGATACAACAGAACCAGCCAGTCGAACAACTGGATGGAAGCGAAAAAGAAAACTGGACAGTATTAAAAACGGTGTGGAGTGATATTCTATCACAAGGTGCAAGGGAATTTTATCAAGCCCAAAAAAAATATGCAGAAGTCACAAAAGTATTTAAGATTAGATACTTTTCAGGACTTGAAACTAAGCACCGCATATTGTACGGCACCAGGATATTTGACATATTAGGGATTGACAACGTAGATGAGGCAAATGAGCAATACTTAATATCTGCAAAGGAAGTGATATAAGATGGAGTTTCATGAGGCATTTACACAGTATTTGAAAAGTTATAGTGGTCTAAATAGTTTAATTAGTGGCAGGGTTTATCCTGATTTTATACCACAAAATAAGCCATTGCCGGCTATAGTCTACCATCTTATATCATCCGATGTTTGGTATACACTTGAAGGGGAACAGGAATTACAAATCGTCAATTATCAATTTGACTGTCACGGTAATTCAGATAAGGAAGCTTTTGGAGTTTATAAACAGCTTAGAAAAGCATTTAAAAACTACCAAGGTGATATGAACGGTTTTAATGTTCAAATGATTGAAATCGAGGTCATTTTAGGCAAGGATTACAGCGATCCAATACAGGATCATACTTACAAAATCGAATTTAAATTTTACTATACAGAATAGGAGTTGATATTATTATGAGTAATGCAACTTTAGGGATGGGCACAAGCCTATCAAGAAACGGCAATGTTATTGCAGAACTCACCAAAATAGGCGATATAAGCTTAAAACGCGACATGATTGATGTTACAACATTACAATCACCTGGGCAAAAAGAAGAGGTTATTCCAGGGCTAAAACGTACCGGAAGCATATCTTTTGAAGGTAATTTTTATCCTGGCGACACGCTAGGACAAATGGGCTTGCAGTCAGATTATGACAACGGAGTATTGCAAAATTTTGCAATTACGTTTCCAACCACAACCGGAACTACATTTACATTTAGTGGATATGTTGAGGAATTAACATTTGGTGCTGCAGAACCTAACGGAGTTATACCATTTAAGGGCAGTATAAAAATAAGTGGAGATACATACTTAGGAATAACAATGTCAAACAACATTACTGCTTTGACTTTATCCGGTAGTGCCGTTTGGTATCCTGCTTTTTCCGCAACAAGATATGGCATTGAAAATCCATATGTCGCTACAGTTCTTACAGGTGTAAGTAGCGTTACAATAAAGCCAACTTTTGCAGCTGGTACATGTACAATTACTTCCGGATCGCAGTCAGTGACAGTTGCTTCGGGTGTTGAGTCTAGTGCAATTAATTTGGGTGCTGCTGGATCGGTAACTACTATCGACATTACAGTTAAGGAAACTGGCAAAAGCCCAAAAGTATACAGAATTAATGTAGCTAGGGCATAAGGAGGATTGATTGACAATGGCAGTACCTTACAAAGAAATAGTTTTAGATAAACCAAGGCGGATTAAGTTTAATATTTCAGCCTTAATTACTGCCCAAGCTTTATGCGGAAAACCAATAATGCATATTATTAGCGATGCCGTACAATGTGACGTTGAAGTTATCGCAAAATTACTTTGTGCAGGGTTTAAGCATGAGGATAAAGATATTAACGTCAATAAAGTAGTTGATTTATTAGATGAATATGTTGACGACATATCATCAATTTACAAAATTGTTGTCGAGGCTTTTTGTGCTGCTACTGGTGCAAAAGTAGAAGAGAAAACAGAGGTTACCGAGGGAGAAATTGACCCAAACGCATAGAGACCGATTGGTTAGAAACTCAAATAAATACATTTGAGAAAATAGCCGTCGGTCAATTAGGTATGACTTATGATCAATATCTCGATCTTACTTTTGTTGAATTAGTTATCAAGGTTGAAGCATTTGCCGAAAGGCTTAACAGGGAGAATCGATTACCCATTGTAAATGCTTGGTGGGTGGGTAGGATGGTAGCCGAGGGTGTTGCTTGTGTATTCAGCGAAAAAGCTAAATATCCAACATTAGAGGATTTGCTAGAACCTAAAATGTCAGAACCTATGACACCCGAGGCGATGGAAGCACAAGTGTTAGCACTTGCCAGGGCTTACGGTGCAAAAGAAATAATTATAGATGAGGGGTGAGTATATTGCCCGTAATGAGAGTGCAGGTACAAGGCATAGAAAGCCTTATAAAAGAATTAAGGCAAATGGACGATAGAGGAAAAGCAGTGTTAAATGATGTAGCTTTGGAGGGTGCCCAATATGCGGCCCCTCTTTTAAGTGAAGCTATTCCCCGAAGTCCTGACAATAAGCATATTAGAGATAAGGTTAAGGTTAAGTTAAATAAGCGTAAGACAAAATATAAAAGTATGGCAAGTGTTACTATTGGTAGTGCCGCAAAAGGGTTTAATTATGCTTTTCACTACGAAACTGGTCATAAAATGACACTTGCTGATGGATCAATAAAATACGTTCCTCCTGCAAAGACAGTAAGACGCAAATTTGATCAAATAAAAGGTCACATAGCTGATAAAATGCGAGATACCTTTATTGCAAAGGCAGGTGGTAACTAATGGCTAGTAGTGCAATAAGGACCATAACAACAAGGTTTGTTGCAGATATTTCCCAATGGTCGCGGCAGATGAATCAAGCACAGTCCACAATGTCACGGGTTGGTAAAACAATGACGACTATAGGTGCAAAAATGACAATGGCTATAACATTACCAGTATTGGCGGTTGGTGGTAGCTTTACAAAAATGGCCACGGAAGCCGTAGAGAGCGAAAACCTTTTTACTGAATCTATGGGAAGTATGGCCAATAAAGCCCGGGCATGGTCGGAAGAATTGTCCAAAAGTCTTGGATTAAATGCTTACAACGTGAGAAAGACCGTAGGAACTTATAATGTAATGCTTGCATCAATGGGACTATCTGAGCAAGCGGCCTATGAAATGTCAACAAGCTTAACAAAGTTGAGTTATGACATGGCCAGCTTTTACAATCTTTCCAACGAGGACGCAATGGCAAAATTGCAATCCGGTATATCCGGAGAGGTTGAGCCGCTCAAACGACTTGGAATAGTTGTAAACGATGCTATGGTTAAAACCTACGCACTCAATAAAGGACTTATTAAACAAGGTCAGGAAATGACAGACGCACAAAAAGTCATTGCTCGTTATATGACTATAATGGAGATGACTAAGAAAGCCCAAGGAGATTTGGCAAGAACATTAGACAGCCCATCAAATCAATTGAGAATGTTGAAAGAAAGAATGTCGATGCTAGGTATAGAAATAGGCCAAAAGCTTATTCCCATAATGCAAAGACTTATGTCTTTTGCAAACGGTCTTTTAAATGCTTGGAATAAACTTAACCCAGCTACACAAGATGCAATTTTAGCAGTTATAGGCGTTACAGCTGCAATAGGCCCGTTAATTCTTGTGGTAGGTGCATTAACAACAGCATTAACCTTTTTGGCTGCTAATCCGGTTGTGGCGATAATAGGTGGTATAGCTGCACTTGTTACAGGCATTATAGCAGCTACAAACGGATTCGGACTTTTTGAGCAATCACAACGCAAAACCCAAGATCGCATGATACAAACCACCGCAGAAATGATAAGGCAGAAAGAAGCTGCAGGAGATTTGGGTAACGCAATGCTGCAGGTAAGTTATATTGAGGCAAAGCAAGCCCTAGAAAGATATAGAAATGATTACTATAAGCAAATGCAAACTTATTGGACTTTGTTAAGCCAAAAAGCCGAGTTAGTTAAAAGAAAACAGTCCGGAATATTTCCTCCTGGTACATCGTTGGATCCTGAGATCCAAGCAGCTGATAAAGCTGTAAAAAATCAGATCGAAAAGATTAAAGAGACCCAAAAACAAATACGAGACGCTGAAGAAATAATGAAGGAATGGGAAAAAATTGAGGCTCCTAAAATAGATATTCCTGATTCCGTGTCTGATTTAACAGCGGAATTTAAAGCACTTGGTACAACTGGTAGTGATGCTTACGACAAACTTACAGATAAGATAAAAGATTTCATTGACGCAATCCGTTCCCAGGCCAAAGAATTCTCAAATTTTGTGGGTATTTTTGAGAAAGCCACATACGATCAACCTATTAACATGGAACGCTGGCTAAACCGTCTAAAAGGTCAATTAAACGCTCTCAAGACCTATCAACAATCACTTGCTACATTGCAGCAAAAAGCCAACCAAGGAATAATTGGTCAGGATGTGTATAATGAGTTGGCAGCATTGGGACCAAGTGCAGCAAAGCAATTACAGGTTGTTGCAAAAGCCTCTAATGCACAATTACAACAGGTTAACAGCTTATTTAGTCAAAAATCCAACATTGCTACATCGCTTGCTTACGATGCGGTTAAAAGAGACATGGCAAGCCAAGCAAATGTTGTACAGGTAATAAATAATTTTAATGGCAATGCGAAAGATGAAGATACAACACGATTGTCCGATAAAATAACAGACCAAATTGTTAAAAGCCTAAAAAGAAAAGGTGTATTGTAATTTACACAATGTAAGTATAAAACATTAGGGAGGTATTATCATATGAAAAAGTTTATAATGGGTTTTATCAGTTGTTTTATACTTATGGTGGGTTTTTCTTACGCGGCTAATAACAATATATTCAGTGTTGCGAAATTTAAAATATTAGTGAATGGCAACGACTACAGGGGTAAGCCGGCAATAGTTGTTGACGGCAGCACATACTTACCATTAAGAGCATTGGGCGAAGTGCTCAATGTAAAGGTTAACTGGAATGAAACAAAACGCCGGGTTGAAATTGGAGAAATGCCGATTGAAGCAACACCAACGCCAGTAAGCACACCTAACCCAAAAGTGAGTGTTGGCAAGAATGAATTTATCGCCCATGATAACATGCAGGGCTGGGATATCTTCAAGGTATCAGTATTGGGTAAGGTTGAAGAAGGAAGCATCAAAGATACTGACATTAAGTACGAGATATGGAGGTTTAGGTTTGAGAATATCGACATACACGACCAGGACGTGTTGCCAAGTCAGTTAAGATGGAATAGAGGTGCTATAATAAGAACAGTGAAGGCACCTGAGGGATATCAATTAATAACTCAAAAGAAGCTTAAGCCTGGTGAAGTTTGGGAGTGTGTAGCAGTATTAGATATTAATTCAGATGCAGACAAATTATACTTCTTCTATGAAAATGGGAAGGTGCAATATCAGGAATAAAACTTTATAGGAATCAAACACCGTCTAAAATAAGGCGGTGTTTTTATTTTGCTAAGAAAAGGAGTATTGTATGGGATTTCAAGTATTAATTCAAGGTTATGTTGGTAGTAAACTTGCTGAGACAGGCACAAACACAACAACAATTAAAATAACTAATCACGGATTACAAACTGGCGATATGATAGTTAATGAAAGTAGAAGGTTCACAAACAACAACGACCCTTGTAGTAGGATAATAACCGTTGTAGATGCCAATACATTTACAATACCACTTGCGATCACAAACCAAGTTGCAGGAGATGAAATAAGGCTTTATAAATACATAGACAAAACCCAATTAATAAAAGCTGGTAGCCTTGAAGTATCTGACCGCATGGACCGTCGAAACGATTGCCGCTTTAGAATGAAAGTTGCTAATGATGCTCTATTACCCAGATGCGGTCAGAATGTAAAAGTGCTTTATAACAATGAACTTATATTTGGCGGTGCAATAAGGCAAGTAAATAAAAGGCGTATAAATGCAGA